CAACTTTGAAAAAAGTAATTTGAGGATTACCAGTTAAATAAACATCCTGAGCACCATAAGCAACAAGTTGAAGAAGACCACCACCCATTTATGCTATATTCTTTATACTATAATAGGAGAAAAAAAAAGAATTTATATTTAATTTGAATAAGCTAATCCACCCATTCCTGAAAGAATGCGTAGTACATTGTAATTGACTGCATAAACATATAAAATTGATTGGGTAGGATTATAATCGGTAACAGTTGTACCAGTCTTATCTTCAAAACTTAAACTTAATATGGCAGTATCTATGCGAGACATATTGAGAGTTCCAGACGGTTGATGCTCTTCTGGTTTGAGAGCAAATGAATAAACATTAATACCGGCATTAGTTGGAATGTTTTCGTGATGTTGGAAAGGTTGAACTAAATTGAAATATCGTCCGGGGCGTTCATAGAAACGATCATTGCCATTTAATATTAATTTAGCAGATTTAACAGGATTTGAAGGCATAGCAGTTGCGTTGGCAGATTTAGCAACATAATTAATATTAGTTTGCATTAACAAAGATTTTAATACTTCCGGGTCACTTGGAATGCCAGTTTCATCTATAGCAGATGCTGCTGTAGTATAATTGAACCAGTTTGCCTTTTCTTTTGTGGTGCTTTCATTATTGGTAACAAACCAAACTAATTCCTTGCAAGGATGATTAAAATTTAATTTTGTTTTTAGTCCAGTAGCAGAAGTTATAGCTTCTTGACCAGTAAATTGTAATTGTTCAATTAGATATTCGTGAGATAGCTGAGCAAAACGGCGGCGTTCATCAGTGTCTAAGAAGATGTAATCAACCCATAGAGAAGCTGTGAAACCATTTGAGTCAGCTGCAGTAACCATACATTTCTCAGCAGTTTCAAAATTTATATTTATTTTTACTTCGTGGTATTGAAGGGCTATTAATGGTAGAGCAAGACCAATATTGCGACAGAACCAGAATTCAAGAGGAATATATAAAGTATGTGCAGCATTACCACCGTAAGCACCTACCATTTCGTTATATCCATATCGTTTGGAAACGGGTAAAGATAATTCGTTCCATACATATAACCAATGAGAATAATGTTTATCAATCTTTTGACCTCCAATTTCGATTTCAACATAGTTGATTAAACGAAGACCAAAATAATTAAAATATGCAGTAGTATTTTGAGGTTTTGGTGCTTTTACTTGTAAATACATACGATTAATTAAATCACCATTTCGAGAAATCTGACAGGTTACACGAGAACCAAAAGTAGGATTACCGTTAAAAGTTTGTTCAATTGCTTCTAATGCAAAATTAGTATGACGGCGATAAGCAACTTTGAAAAAAGTAATTTGAGGATTACCAGTTAAATAAACATCCTGAGCACCATAAGCAACAAGTTGAAGAAGACCACCACCCATTTATGCTATATTCTTTATACTATAATAGGAGAAAAAAAAAGAATTTATATTTAATTTGAATAAGCTAATCCACCCATTCCTGAAAGAATACGAAGTACGTTATAATTGACTGCATATATGTTTATATTACCTGAAATAACTGGAGTGACTCCAGTTAATGGTTTAACATCTAAAATAGCAGTATCGATACGAGACATATTAAGAGTACCTGATGGTTGATGCTCTTCTGGTTTGAGAGCAAATGAATAAACATTAATGCCGCGATTTAGAGGAATATTAGTATGATGTTGATATGGTTGAACAAGATTGAAATAAGAACCATTGCGAACATTAAAACGATCATTGCCGTTTAATTGTAAAAGACAAGTATCAAATGGATTAACATTCTTAGTTGATATAACTCCAGTTTGATATGGTAATATATGATCAATTGCACCTTGATTTTGAGTTAGTGCAGTAACTGCAGCAGCACCTGTATTAGAAGTTACTACAGCATCTGCAAATAGAGTATCATATTTATATAAAGCCGGGAAATTATAACCAGCATCTTCTGCAGGGTTAATTGCTGGTAAAGCAGCTGCTACATCAGGAACGGTATAATTATACCAATAAGCATTTGGATTGTGTATTTTAGCAACCCATATCAATTCTTTGCAAGGATGATTAAAATTTAATTTAACTCTAGAACCAGTAGAATTTAAAGTTTCTTGACCAGTAAATTGTAATTGTTCAATTAAATATTCGTGAGATAATTGAGCGAATTTGCGGCGTTCATCAGTATCTAAGAAAATATAATCAACCCATAAATTAGGACTTATAAGAGATAAAGATTCTGATGTTCCGTTAGCAGCATTACCAGGTTGGAATGTGCAATTATTTAAAGTTTCAAATTCAATCTTTAGTTTGACTTCGTGATATTGGAGAGCTATAAGTGGTAGAGCTAGACCAATATTGCGACAGAACCAGAATTCAAGAGGTATATAAAGAGTTGTAACACCACTGTCGGTGCCAACATTTAAAATGTCGTGATCTGCACCAACCATAGTATCCCAGGCATAGCGTTTGCCAAGTGGTAAAGATAATTCGTTCCATATATATAGCCAATCAGAATAATGTTTATCTATTTGTTGTCCGCCAATTTCTATAGAAACAGATTTTAATAATCGAAGACCTAAATAATTAACATAAGAAGTTGTAGTTGCGTTAGTAGGTGCTTTAATTCCAACCTCTAAATAAGTGCGATGGATTAAATCACCATTTCGAGAAATCTGACAATAAACTGTATTTCCGAAGTTAGGAATACCGCTAAAAGTTTGTTGAATTGCTTCCATAGCAAAATTAGTATGTCGGCGATAAACAACTTTGAAAAAAGTAATTTGAGGATTACCAGTTAAATAAACATCCTGAGCACCATAAGCAACAAGTTGAAGAAGACCACCACCCATTTATGCTATATTCTTTATACTATAATAGGAGAAAAAAAATAATTCATAATTTATATAAAAGCATAATTTAATTTTTTTATTATTATATATGTTTAAAGATAAAACTTCAAAAAAGCGATTTCAAAATGTTGATATAAACCGAGATTTATCAACATTAGATGCAATGCACAATAAAATTATAAGTAATTATAATAAGAAAATTATAGACAATAAAAATTACACAGAAAAAATAGATAGATTAGAAAAAAATTATAAAAGTATCAATGATGAAATTACAAAATACTATAACAGTAATATTAAGAATGATGAACTTTATTCAAATCTATGGAATAGTAATATTCAAATAAAAGAAGAACTTAAAAATATTCAAAATGAAATTAATAATAATAATAATTTCGATGAAATCGAATATTATGAAAACACCAGTTCTATTTTGTTTAACTATTACGAAATGATCGAAAAACAGTCAGTCACATCTTCAAACAAATATAAAACCAAATCTATTTTAGAATCTTTCAATTTAGTTCCAACAGAAGATAAAATAGAAGTAGAAGATTTAAAGACGATTGAAAAAAGCGATTTAGTTGATCAATATTTATCAATAACTAATAAATATCATATTAAAAAAATTAATAATGATAATAACGAAATCTGTTGTAAATGTAATATTCCTTTAATCTGTTTGCAACACGATGCAATAATGATTTGTAGCAATTGTGGATATCAGGAGTTATTATTAGTAGAACAAAATAGACCAATTTTAAGACAAAATAATAAAGACACTTCTCACTTTAGTTATAAAAGAATTAATCATTTTAGGGAATGGTGCAATCAAGTTCAAGGAAAAGAAAGTACTGATATTCCAAACGATGTATTTGAAAAAATTTTAAATGAAATCAAAAAAGAAAAAATAATGGATACTAAAAAAATTACATATACAAAAATGCGAGAAATATTAAAAAGATTAAGAATCAATAAGTATTATGAACATATTAATTATATTATTAATAGAATTAATGGAATACCAACGCCGCAATTTTCACCAGAACTAGAAGAGAAATTGTGTTCGATGTTTAGAGACATTCAAGGACCATTTTTAAAACATTGTCCTAAAGACAGAAAGAACTTTCTATCTTATAGTTATGTTTTATATAAATTCTTTCAGATATTAGGACTGAATGAATATTTGAAATTTTTCCCTTTATTAAAAAGCAGAGAAAAATTATATGTTCAAGACCAAATATGGAAAAAAATATGCGAAGAATTAAATTATAAGGTTATACCATCTCTTTAAAAACCAGCACCAAAACCAATTAGACGGAAACCGGCACCAAGTCCAACACCTTGACGTGCACCGGCTGAAAACGAAGGAGCGAGTAAATCGAATATTGAGAATAAACAAGCAGCGGTTAAAGCAATCATCCATATTTCGCTAAATCGTAATTTGTGTTCTGGTAGAATATAGGCAGCGAGGGCAACAACCATAGCTTCTATAGCATATTTTAATATGCGGATTAAAGCTTCCCAAATATCAAAACTATAAGTTGGCTGATACATACTATTATAAATATAACATTTTTTATTTTTATAGAACCTGAGATTTTTTATTTTTATATAAAAATAAAAAAATATTTATATTTATAAAATGAACATTCTTGTTAAAGAACTTGCGAAATTTTCAGTTATTGTAGTAGGTGTTAATTTTATATTACATAAAGCCATTAATTTTTATATTATGTATAAAAAATAGATGTATTATATTCGGTTAATATTATCAGCTACTAAAGATTGTTTAATATGCTATTATTTATTTGTTGCTAAGGATATAAATAAATCAATTAATAATATAGATATAAAATGTTAAAATCATATTTTATATTAGCTTCAAAACAATTGGCTGTTTCTATTGCTTCTAGTTATATTGTTCTAAAATCTTTAGAATATTATTATAAAAAGATATAAGAATTTTTTATTTTATTATATATAAGTAACTATGGAAGATGTATTAGTAACAACTAAACAAAATGATTATTTAGATGAAGACAAGGCGATTCGAGGGCAAAATTATGGTCTGGTTTCTTTTTTAAGTCCTGAAGAAATTCTTAAAGATAAGGAAGTTTATTATTTTTCAAGATTTTTAGATAAATTCGGAAAAGATATGACGGCTCTTCTTGATGGACTTCAGAATAAATATCCAGATTCAACTGATCTTATCAATACTATTCGTTCTAATCACGCTTATATTTTCAATTCTTCAGAATTAGACGAGCAATTCAAGTTTTTTAAAGATACCAATTCTGGTGAAATTGAAACTGACTTTCATCGAGAGAATAATTTTCGCACATCTATGCGAGGTATTAAAATTCGTGGTGTATTTGATACAATCGATGAAGCTAAGGCACGCAGTGAATTTATTAAAAAATATGATGACAAATTCGATATTTACATTTGTCAGGTTGGTTGCTGGTGTCCTTGGTCACCAAATCCAAATGATCTCAACGAGCAAGAATATTCTGAAACTCAACTCAATACTCTAATGAAACAATATAAGCAAAATATGGAAACTAAGGATCAAGTTTTTGAACAACGCAAAACTGATATTCTTTCAAAATCACGAGTAACTAGTGCTAATAATGTAGCTGAAGATTTAGCCAATCAAAGCGATCCTTGGTTAGCAGCCAAAGAAGAAGTTAAGGAAGAGGTTAATGAAGAAGTTAAAGAAGAAGTTAAGGAAGAAGTTAAAGAAGAAGTTAAGGAAGAGGTTAAGGAAGAGGTTAAAGAAGAAGTTAATGAAGAGGTTAAGGAAGAGGTTAAGGAAGAACCAGTTCAACTTGAACGAACTTTAAGTTAAAGTTTTGTTTGTTTATTTTTATATTTTCATTTAATAAAAATGAAATCGATTGCATTATTTCTGTTATTTGTTGGAATAATATTAATAATAAAAAGTTATTATGAGAATAAATATGTAACAAAAGCGAATGAATCTAAAACAATAATTAAATATGTTCCTTTGAGTCAATATGAAGAAACATTAACAGACGAAGAATCATTAACACAATTTTATAAAGGTATGTTTGAATTAACACAACCAAATATTTATGATGCTAAAAAAATATAAATAATAGTTATAGAAAATGACAACAATAAATAGTATAGGTTTTTTATTAGTTGATAATATCAATTCAAAAACTGATATAAACAAAGTTAAACTAATGGGTTCAATTAATAGTTATAAAAATGAACTTGAAAAAAAACAAAAAAAGGAAAAAGATAAGAAAAATAAATATTATAACGAATATGAAAGTAAGAGAATAAATAACAATGAAAAATATAATAAATATATGAAAGATAATAAAGCATTATTTGATAAATGGCGTAAATCTAAAAAATCAAATGATTTATATAATTATTTAACATTAAAAAAACCAGACATAGAAGAAGTAGAAGATATTTATACAGCAATGATATAAAATTAGCTTAAATTATCATCGTTAATATCATACAAAAAATTAGAAATATTATTAAAAATATTTATAACATAAGATAAAATCCCGCCTAATTGTATAAAAAATGTTTTAATAAATTCAAAAATAGCAACTGGTATTTGTACAATCTGAAAAATTAAATATGCTAAGCTATAAAACAACAATATAACAGGTTTTATTACATTTTCAAAATATCTAGCAAATGAAATTTTAAAGATTAAACACCATATGACACTAAATATTAAGAATATTATAAGAAATGAAAAAATAGGCGTAATAATATTCAAAATTTTATCTAACATTTATTTAATTATATAAATTAGAATATAAATAAAAATGAAAACATTTACTTTTAATATTTTTGCATTTATTATTGCGTTTGCTATTGGTATTTTTTATGTGTATATATCAACTCCCAAACCTAAAGTTGTAATTAAATATCCAACTCCTTACAATGCTGATAAAATTGTTTATAAACATTATGACACAGATACTTGTTATAAATATAAAGTCGAAGAAGTTAAATGCGTAGATAATGCCATAGAACAACCTATAATTTAAAAACTACCTTTAAAATAGATTAGAGATGAAAACACAATATATTTTAGATAGATTATTTTATAATAAATATGGGCAAATGTTTATTAGTGCATTATTTGGCTTATCTTTAGCTTTACTTTTTAGTAGAGTTTGCAAAGAAAATTGTATTTTATATTTTGCCCCTAAATATGACGAAGTCGTTAATAAAGTTTTTAAATTAAACGATTCGTGTTATAAATACAAAATGGTTAGTGCACCTTGTAATAAAGACGCATTAGAACCAAATACAGAAAATTATAGAGCATCTAATCAAATTTCAGAACCTAATTTTATGAATAAAATATTTGCGTAAGAATTATTATTATATATATAATTATATAAAAATAGATGTCAACAACCGGAAAACCGTCTAATAATATTATGATAACATCAATTGACAATATTCCTCTAAAAACGAATGGTCAAGTTATTACAGATGATATGACAAATGACCAAACAGTCAAAGATGTTTTAAGCGAATTTGAAAAAGAATTATCTTTAACTGAATCGTCTGTAAACAATAACTATAAAATTAATTATCAACAGCAACAAGAACAACAATTAATTCAACAACAGCAACAGCAGCAACTACAACAGCAACAACTACAACAGCAACAATCACAACAAAAACAGCGTCAAAATAAAAAAGATTTATGCATTGACAATGAATTGGTCGTTAAGGTTTTTATAATTTGCATAGTTGTTGCTTTGATTACTAATCCATATATTTATGCAACTATTTTAAGCAAAATACCAGATAGTTTATCATTAATTTTTGATAATTATAATTATTTTATTAAATTGGCTATAATATTTGTTACATTATATTTAATGATGTTTTATAATGTTGTATAAGTATTAAACGAATTGTCAAAAGCTTTATAATGGCTATTATCAGAATTTAAGCCTTGTATTCCATAAAAATTTGCATCTTGTTTTATTTCATTATTATAATTTTCTTCATTATAAATATTGTTTTGTGCTGCTTTTAATAACTCGTTTGAAACATATGGTATTAAAGTACAATTATCGTTTTTTATATCCTGAATATAATGATCAGGTATTTCAGGCTGATTCGAATAAGGTTTTGGTTTAGTATCACCAGCAAAGAAATTAAAAATAGAAGATAAAGTTGATGTTTCATTAGGGCTTGTAGTTGAATAAACTGCAGGTGATGATACAAAATGAGATGTTGTACTAGCTGATACGCCCATAACACCTGGCTGCTGAGAATCTTGTGAAGATTTTGGAGATTTATTCAATTTTCTTTGATAATATTTGAAATAAATGATGAGGAATATTAAACCTGTTAAAAATCCTATTATTTCATCAAGAGTTAATATTAAAAATAATATAATTATAGCTATGAATAACTGATTAATAGGAGTACTTATAATTATTGGTAAATCAAAATCGACTAAAATAACAAAAATTAAAATTAAAAATAATAACGCTCTAATAAAATTTATAACCATCTATTTATAAATTACATATAAAAAATAAATTCATATTAATTATTGACTATAAAAAATATGAGTGTTATAAATACTTCCTTAAATAATAGAGGATATGCAATTCATAAAACAGATAAGAATGAAGATCTTATCAATAAAATTAAGAAAGAATTGTTAATAAGTCCTAAAGTTTTTGGTAATTCTTTTTCTGTTGTTAAAGAATATCCGATTTATTTAGAAAGTGACACGAAATTATATGTGCCTAAATGTTATGGTATTGAAAAATTCGGATATCCTTTAACAGACAATTTGAATTATGGTGTTGATTGTCCTAATTTAACTTTTAATGGCAAATTGAGAGACATTCAACAAGCTCCTGTAGATGCATATATAGATAATGTTATTGAAAAAAAGAAATTAGGAGGTATTATAAGTGTTCCTTGTGGATTTGGTAAGACAATAATGGCTATTTACATTGCTTGTTATTTTAAAAAGAAAACTTTATTTATATCTCATAAAGATTTTTTAAACGAACAATTTATTAATAGTATTAAATTATTTGTTCCAAATGCAAGAATCGGTAAAATTAAGCAGAGTAAAATCGAAGTCGAAAATAAAGATATAGTCATTGCTACTTTGCAATCTTTGGCAATGCGAGATTACGATAATTCAATTTTTAGCGATTTTGGATTAGTAATTATAGATGAATGTCATCATATAGCATCAGAAGTCTTTTCAAAAGCATTTAGAAAAATGAATATTCGTATTACATTAGGACTTTCAGCAACTCTAAATAGAAAAGATGGTTTAAGAAAAGTTTTCGAATGGTATTTAGGGAAATCTGTTTATAAAATCAAAACAGAAAATGATGAATGCAATATGATAGTTCATTTACATAAATATTTTGTTCACGATTTGAATTATAGTTATGTTAAATTGATGTATAACGGAACACCAAATTTTGTATCAATGATTAATAATATTACTAGTTATATGCCTAGAACTGTTTTTATTATCAATTTATTAAAAGAAGTTCTTACTAACGAACCAGAAAGAAAAATATTAATATTATCAGAAAGAAAAAATCAATTAAAAGATTTAGAAGAATTGATTAAAAAAGATGATATAGCATCATATGGTTATTATATTGGAGGTATGAAAATGACCGATTTAGATATTTCAGCAACTAAACAAATTATTTTAGCTACTTACCAGATGAGCAGCGAAGGCTTAAATATTCCCACTTTAAACACAGTAATATTAGCAAGTCCTATTGGCGATATTCAACAATCTGTTGGAAGAATATTGAGAGAAAAAAAATCAGAACGCAAATATATTCCATTGTGTATAGATATTTATGATGACTTTTCATTATTTAAATACAAAGGAAACAAAAGAATTAATTATTATAAAAATAATGGATATAAAATTAAAAATTATTTAGAAAATGAATTAATCGCGAGTGAAGAAGAAGATAATACAAATCAGAAATGCAGTTTTATTAATGATGACGACGAAGAAGAGAAAGAAGAAAAGCCAAAACAAAAACCAAAGCCAAAAGCCAAGAAATCATTATTCATAGAGGAAGATGATTAATCGAAATCTTCTCTAATAGTTTGAATATTAATTTGAAAATCTTTGATATCTAAATATTGATAATTGTCTTTACCAAATGCACGAGAAATTCCAGTATCACAATACCAAATTTGATTATCTTTCAATATTATTTTTTCGTTTAGTGTATGTCCTAAAAACATATATGTAACTCCCAATTCTTTAAATAATACTGAGGTTTCGGCAATATTATTTTGATTTCTATTCCATAATATTCCTGTTGGACCAATAATAATATTATCAATAATAGCTTTGTCTTCTATGTTTATTTTTTCTTTTTCCAAATATTTACGCCATATTTGATTTATATATGAAATATTCTTATTAGAACTTTTTAATAAATTTAAATGACTAATATCAAATTTTGCGTGACAAAATATTAAATCATCTATTTTTAAAATCAATGGTCTTTTAGCTAAAATCATAGCTATGGAACCACCTGGTTTAAATAAATTTTCTCTTAATTCACTACTGCTATTTTTGGAAACATACGAAAAATCGCCAATGACATTCATCAATTCGTGATTTCCTATCAATGATATACAATAACCGCCTTTAGCTCGTGCTATTTTATTTAAATGTTCTGTAAAATAAATTATTTCATAATCTTTTAAAATTTCCCAATTTTCTGTTCCTATTCTATTTAAACTATCTACCTGATCACCTAATTGTACTATTATTGTTTCAGGCGGTTCAGCAATCCATTCAAGATTATTATTAATAATCTTAGCATCTATCAAAATATTCTTAAATCTTCTAATATCACCGTGCATATCTCCAATCACAACAATTCTTTTGTGTCCTTGTAATTCATTAATACATTCATTAAACATTACAAATTGTTATATAAAAGATATATAAAAGATTCATTTTATATATCTTTTATAAATATGATTAATGCGTTTATCTTTTTTAATTTTATATTAACAATTACAAATGAATTTCTTTTACCAGCTGTTATTAAAAATTTTAATAATAATAAAAATACCACTAATTTAACATTAATGTTATTTATGTAAAAAAACTATATTAATATTGAGGTGACATCGTTGTTATATTTAACGGTAATAAAAAATGATATTTTTTTAATCATAAAGTTTTACAATGATTATCGAGGCTATATTATGTATCGGTATAAGAATACTTATTATTAAATTACGAAAATGTTTAAAAATACAGTATATCAATTTTTGAACTTTATATAAAGATTTTTTTAATAATTAACTTTAATGATTAAATATTTTATCATTCTTATTTTACCAATTTTGAATGCTTTTATTTTACCTCAATTTGTGAGGGAATGGCATCCAATAGGCATTGAAAGTCAAATTGACAAAAACAAACCATATAATTTTAATATCGGAAAATTGCCAATGGTATTATGGTATGATTATAACAATACTCCTACATCTACTATTAATATTTGTAAACATCTCGGAGCAAAATTAGATAATGGTATTATTAATAATGGTTGTTTATTATGTTCAAATCATTTAACTCCTTATAATCAAAGCGATTCAATTGGTACAGTTATGCAAAAAAATGGATTGTTATGGTGGAGTTATAAAAGTTATGCAAGAACCCCACCTTTGAATTTCAAAGATCCTGAAAATAAGGTCAATATTAATTATATTGACATTAATGTTAGTTTAGTCAATGTTATTTTAGAGTTTATTTATAGTAACAACAAAATTGAAGTTAAACATAAAAATAATAAATTTTTTTTCACTGAAAAGTTATTTAATAATGCAGAACATAAGTTTTTTTATAGATATCCATATTACTTAAAAGGGTCTGTTAATAATAAAATTAATTATGCCATTAATTTCTTACCATTAGAAGAAAACAAAACAAGACTATATATCAGTATTACCAATAATTTTATTGATTCAACAATTTTTATGAATTATTATTTAAATTCTAAACTAAACAATCTCAAAAACTATAACGACAATTCCTATTTGAAATATTTGATCATTCTTAAAGAAGACAAGAGTTATATGAAAAAAATATATTCTTTGTTTGAGAAATATTTATTTCCAAATGATTTTACCATTTCTTGTTTTTATAAGTATAAACAATTCTATTAAAAACCCCCATTCTTTTTTTCTTTTATATTAGGTTTCTAAAAAAAGAACCTAATATAAAAAAAAATGATTTTTATTTTATATTAAAAAATTTATATAAATATGCCTTCTAAGCCTACCACAACTAAAACAACTATTAAAACTACTACAGTTAAAACAACTACTGTTAAAACAACTAAAAAATAATTATAAAAATTTTAAAAAAATTGATTTTTTTTTAATTATTATAATTATTGATAACTAAAAATGACGCTGTCAATTAGCTGTTTTTATATGCAGTTTGATAATAACAAATCTGTAAATATTACATTCATCAAATATGACAATTATATTAAAGTTATATTTAATTCTAGATCAGTTATTTTAAATGATCAACAATTAATATCTAATTATGATTTGTTTCAGATTTATTTATTGTCTTTAGTTTTGACTGAAGACACATCTATAATTATAAATAATAAAAATACTTATGGAATTTATACAAAAATTTGGGAAAATTTTCATCTGTCTTCTTCATATAAATTGATTAAATTAGAAAAAATGGCGCATAAAAATCCATTCAATTCTAATGAACCTAAACGCCTAACCAGTTCAAAGAAAATTAATAAATTTATGTGGATATTTAACAAGTTGATTAAATCACTTGATATAAATCCCTTAAATCTATTTCAAGAATATTATTCATTTGAATTAAAATTTGATTATAGTAATAATGATTCCTGAAATTAGTTGTTTTTATATTACTAATTATAATGATGGACATATCAATATTATTTTTATCAAATACGATAATTATATTAGGATTAGTTTAAACTATAAATCCATTATTTTGTCTATAGATCAATTTATAAATAATTATAAATTATTTCAAATTTATTTGATATCGTTAATTTTAACTGAAAATACATCAATTATTGATTCGATAATTATAAATAAAAAAAGGTTTTATGGCATTTCAACTATGAGATATTGGAAAAATGTTTATTTAACGATGTCATACAAAACTATTTTTATAAATAAAAATCCATTAAAATCTAAAGAACCTACACGAATGACTAGTATTAAAAAAATTAATAAATTTATGAAAACTTTTTCTAATTTATATAAAGATGGGTATATTATTAACCCTGTTTTTGTTTTTTATGAATATTATAAAAATGAAACAATAGATATATATGAATTTGTAGATAAACGAGCTGATTATTATAAAAAAATAAAAATATTGACAAATATATATCATACTTACGGTTATGATATTTATTATTCTATTAAAAAATATTTGTTTTAATTTATAAGCATTTGCTATTAAAAAAGGATTTAAAAGTTTTGTAAAATTGTCTTTAAGTGCAAAAAAGAATGGCACCAACAGTTAGCTGTTTTTATATCAACTATAATCGCGATCCTGTAAACATTATTTTTATCAACTTTGATAATTTTATCAAAGTAATGTTTAACAGACGCTCAATTATATTGACAAAAAACCAGCTTGTGTTTAATCACGAATTGTTTCAGATTTATGTGATATCACTGATTTTAACTGAAGACACATCAAAAGTTGAGAGAGTTATGATCGACGATAAAGTTTATTACGGTATCTCTACTATGAGATATTGGAAAAATTTTTATTTGACCAATTTCTATAAAATCATTTCTCTTGAAAAATCAGCTCATCGAAATCCTCTGAATGCCAGAGAACCTAAACGCGAAAGCAGTCAGAAGAAATATAATAAATTTATTAGATCTTTCTATAATTATTATTATTCTTATGATGGCTTCAAAGAAGGACATATTGTCAAACCTTGTAGAGTGCTGAATGAATATTATTTATCCGAAACTTCTGAGATCGTTCGATATTTAGAACATCAAACTCAGGTAGAAGCATTGATATTTATTCTTCACAATTATGGTCGCGATATTTATACGGCCATAAACAAATACATAAAGCTCTCGTGAAGGGAAGTCAGTCAAGAAAAGAAAATGATGAAAATTAGTATTTTTGTCATTTTAAAATTAATATAAAATAATTTAGTATTAATTTTAAAGTAAATATTAATAAAAATGATTTACTTTTAAAATTAGAGTTATTGTGCATCCCAAAATGACACCAACAATCAGCTGTTTGTATATGACCGCTAATCGTGACCCTGCGAACTTCACTTTTATCAAGTTTAACAACTTCGTCAAAGTTATTTTCAACGATCGAATGATTACAATCCCAGTCAAGCAGCTTATTGCAAACCGTGAACTTTTCCAGCTTTATATAGTCTCGTTGCTTTTCACCGAAGATACATCAGAAATTTACAAAGACACAATCAACGATTGTGTTTATTATGGTGTTTCGACTCTTGTGTATAGCGACTTCAATCTGGCGAATTCATATAAGGTTATCTATCTCACGAAATCACATCACAGAAATCCGTTGAATAGCAAAGAACCGAAGCGAGCAAGTAGTAAGAAGAAATATAATAAGTTTATGAAGTATTTCTACAACTGCTGCGCCGACGAAAGTTATATTGTCGATCCTGTTCACCTGTTGCGCGATTATTATTCTGGCAAGGCTGAATTGATAGGATATTTCAACGAGTATCTTGAAACTGAAATTCACAGTGCAATCTGTGAATTGGAGAGCATTATGGACGAATAGAAAAGAAAGGAAACAAAAATGGCAAAAATTTAAAAAGTTTTTGTCATTTTGAAAAAAAAATGATTTTGATAAATAATAATATTATTATTGTCATTCAAAATCGATGAAACCTGAAATCAGCTGTTTTTATAGCACAAACTGTTTGTTTGAAGATTCGATTAACATTAATATTACATTTGTTAGATATGATCAATATTTTAGAGTTATTTTTAATGATAAATCGATTGCTATAACAATAGATCAATTGATGTCAAGTGATGAATTATTTCAAGTGTATATATTATCATTGCTTTTAACTGAAAACACTACAGAAATTGTTTCTAAGAGAAAGAACAATAAAATTGTTTATGGAGTTTCAACAAATTTGTATTCAAAAGGATTTTCAAATTATAAATTCATAATGATTGAAAAATTACCTCATAAAAATCCTATGAATATGGAAGAACCGAAACGCTCATCAGGACCTAAAAAACTTCGCAAATTAATGAAGATGTTTTATAATATGCACGAAGGTGAAATGTTTCTTGATCCTATTATATTGTTAAATGAATATTATAAAAATGAAACTGAAAAGATTAGCGAGTTTGTAAAAAAAGAAACTGAAAAACATAAAAGAATTGAAATATTATCTAATATTTTACATAATTACGGTCGTGATATCTATTCATCAATTCGGAAATATTTACATTAACTAAAAAAATAACTTTTTGTTTTTTAATAATAATGGAACAAATTATAGAAATTTTTAATAACTGTTTAACAAAACTAAAAAAAATAAATAATCGTTATGGAATGTTAGAAGATTATATTAAAGAAGCCTATTATAGCATATATTTAACATCTCTTGGAATTCGTAATGGTACATACCTAGAAATAGGACATTGCAGAAAAATAAAAAAAGAAGATAATAATCTTGTTAAGGATTATTATAATGCATTTAAAGAGCTTCGAAAAATAAAGAATATTGATTTTTATGTTGGAAAATTATACGATTGTAGTAATTATAGGTCTACTGTATATATTTACTATAAACCACGCAAAGTAGAGTTATTTAAAATTATAAAAAAGATTGAAGCAATTGACAGATATAACAAAGAACAAATGTATAAAATTCATAATTACATAGCCAAATTATTAAGTTATGAAGTTGTAGATTATAAACATACTAGTAATTTTATAGTTATTGAATTTAGATTAATTAAAAACAATTTTGAAATTATGGGATATTATACAACCAAAAATAAATTATCAAAAGCGTTCGAAAAATTACAAGAAATTAATAAAGGATTGAAATTAATTAACGAATATTGTGAATTAGTTATTCTTGATGAATCCTATTAAAAAATACTTTTTTGTTTTTTATTAATAATATGGAACAAATTATAGAAATTTTCGATAAATGTTTAACAAAATTGAAAAAAATAAATAATCGTTATGGAATGTTAGAAGAGGATTTATATATAAATCGTGACGATTTAATTAAAGAAGCATATTATAACATATATTTGACATCTCTTGGAATTCGTAATGGTACATACCTAGAAATTGACAAATTCAAAAAAAGAAATGAAGACAAAGATCGTAATCTCGTTAAAGATTATAATAATGCATTCAAAGAGCTTAGAAAAATAAAGAATATTGATTTTTATGTTGGAAAATTATACGATGCTAGTCTATATAGAGATACTATATATATTTACTATAAACCACGCAAAGTAAAGTTATTTAAAATTATAAAAAAGATTGAAGCAATTGACAGATATAATAGACAACAAATGTATAAAATTCATAATTACATAGCCAAATTATTAAGTTATGAAGTTGTAGATTATAAACATACAGAACGGTTCATAACTATTCAATTTAGATTAATTAAAAACAATTTTGAAATTATGGGATATTATACAACCAAAAATAAATTATCAAAAGCGTTCGAAAAATTACAAGAAATTAATAAAGGATTGAAATTAATTAACGAATATTGTGA